ATTCCTCGATGTCGAGACAGTGGTGCAGTAAATGCCCGCATCGACACTGGCAGGCACACGATCAACATTAGCGGCGGCCTTTAATTCACTAGCGGCTACAAGCTACGGATATGTGCCTGAATCGCCAATTCCTCCAGCAATTGTCATCGTTCCTTCATCGCCTTACCTCGAACAGCAGCTCATCGGTAAAGCGGTCATCAAAGTAAAAGTGAACTTCACTATCACTGCCATCGTGGCATATAACTCAAACCCTGCATCCCTGGATAACCTGGAGCAGCTCATCATGGGAATTCTTGCAGCTATACCTGCGGGATATGTGGTTGGAAATGTAGATCGTCCAACCCCATTAGAAGTCGGCGCTAGCACAATGCTTACAGCTGACATCAATGTATCTACGACCTACACTCAAACAAGCTAAGGAGCAAAAGTGCCAACAACGATCATTACGGGTCGCGATCTAGTCCTAACGATCGCGAGCACTAACTACGATGCGCAGGCAACTAGCGCAACACTCGCAAACTCACCGACCATCGAGACATACCAAACACTTGATGGCAAGGCATACAAGCACATTGACGATCAATGGACTTTCGATGTCTCAATGCTCGCAGACTGGGGCGCTTCAGGATCGCTTTGTGAAGCTCTATGGACTGCCTGCGAAACTGCACCAAACACCACACTAGCTGCATCACTTACAGCTGCAAGCGGTGCGGTCTTTGCGTTCAATGTGATGCCAGTATTCCCAGCAGTGGGCGGTACTGCACCTGATGCGCAGACAGTGGATTTGTCATTCACAGTCGTAGGAACACCATCCGAGACATTTAGCTAAAAAAAGAAACGGGAGCAAAAATGAAACTACCAATCACAATTGAATTCAATTCGGGCGAGGTTGCTACATTTGTGGCAGCCCCACCTGAATGGGTAAAGTGGGAAAAGAGTACGGGCAACATCATCAGCCAAGCGCAGGAGAAGATAGGGCTATCCGATCTTATATTCCTGGCGTATCACGCCATGAAACGCGAAGCAGCTGGAAAGCCTGTGAAGCCAATCGATGTATGGACTGAAACAGTCGCAAATGTCGAGGTCGGTAACTCTGACCCAAAAGTTACCCAGTCGGAAGCCTAAGCCGAACCCTTTGGGATTTGGCAATCGCGACAGGATTACCGACTAGCGAATTTGTAAGTGCTGAAGATGTAATCACAGCGCTGGAGATATTAGAGAGGCGAGCCGATGGCAAGTGAGGGAATCAGCTATGACAAAGCTGAACTGCGTGCCATCGCTCGATCCTTTAAGGCTATGGATGAAGAAGCGCTTGACCAAGCCAAAAGCAAGTCAAACGCACTCGCTGAATTTGTATCGGATAAGGTTAAGAGTGCATCACGCAACGCACGATCCATCCCAAAGGTATCGTCTCGAATCGCTGACGGCTCAAAAGTTTCTAAATCATCCAAGTTCGGTGAAATCAGCTACGGATTCGCGGCGCAGAAATTCAGCGGTGGTGCAACCACACGCGACCTTTGGGGCGGGGCAGAATTTGGCTCGAATAAGTATAAGCAGTTCCCAGTATGGAGTGGTCGTGAGGGTCGCGGTTCGCGTGGATGGTGGATATATCCAACTCTGCGCAGTATTCAGCCTGACATCGTGAAGAAGTGGGAAGAAGGATTCTCCGAGATAGTTAAGAGGTTCGATTAATGGCAGGAAGTAGAACGCTCAAGCTATCCATTCTCGGCGATGTAGATAACCTTAACAAGTCACTCAAGGCCGCCACAGCGGATGTCGAGACTTTTGGCGATAAGGTATCGAAGGCTGGCAAAGTAGTCGGCGCTGCCCTAGTAGCTGCGGCCGCAGCCGCTGGCGCTTATGCCGTCAAAATCGGCGTAGATGGGGTCAAGGCCGCCATCGAGGATGAGAAGGCACAGACACAGTTAGCCCTAGCGTTAAAGAACGCCACAGGGGCTACAGAGGGCGCAATCGCCGCCACTGAACAGTTTATCTTGCAGCAATCTTTGGCCACTGGTGTGGCAGATGATGAACTGCGCCCAGCCTTGCAGCGCCTTGCGCTATCGACAGGCGATGTCAAAAAAGCGCAGGATTTGCTCAAGATCGCAATGGATGTGTCCACAGCGACAGGCAAGCCACTCGAAGCGGTAGCCAATAGCCTGGGCAAAGCCTATGACGGCAACACCACAGCACTGGGCAGATTAGGCATCGGCCTATCAGCTGCCGAATTGAAAACCATGTCATTCACCCAGGTGCAGGACAGACTTACAGATTTATTTGGTGGCGCAGCTGCGGCAAATGCTGACACTTATTCAGGCCGTATCGCTCGGATGCAAATTGCCTTCGATGAAGCCAAAGAAACAATCGGCTTTGCACTTTTGCCTATCCTGGAAAAGCTGATGAAGTTCATCAACCAAATCGCTTTGCCCGCGATCAATGCAATGTCCAGCGGCTTTGGTTTAGACAAAGGCGGCATCGGTGGAGCAATTACCACCCTGGGCAACATCATCGTCAATGTGTTCACACCAATCATTAATGGGTTACTCAAAGCATTTGCATATGTAAAAAATGCCATCGGCGATAACCTGGAAACATTTAAGGAATTTGGGGGCTACATTGCCCAGTACCTTGCGCCAGTCATTGGCACAGTATTAGGCGGGGCGCTACAGGTAGTCGGCAAAATTGCAGGCGGTGTCATCGATGTAATTGCTGGAGTCATCAAAGTAATCAATGGCCTTATCGGTGGCGCTATCGATGGAATCAATGCCCTGATTCGCGCATATAACGCAGTGCCGCTATTGCCTAACATTCCAACAATTAATAAGCCAACACTCAATACCCCATCAGTGTCCAGCGCATCAGTATCAGCGCCTTCTATTCCATCAGTGCCATCAATGAAAATGCCATCAGTAAGCGGTGCATCATCAGGCGCAGCGGCCGCATCGGCTTCAGCTGCAAGGGCGCAGGCACTTGTGCCAACAGTGACAATCGGCGGCGCACCTGCGGGCTACCGCCCTGAAACCTTCACACCTACTGCAACGCTGGGCGGCGCTCCAGCAAGCTATGTGACCAACAATGTGAACATCGGCGTAGCTGGTGATCCTGAAGGCGTAGCGCGTGCGGTAGTCGATGTCATCAACACTTCATATTATCGCGGTGGTCTAGGGGCGCAGGCGTACAAGCTATGACCCAGTGGACACCCGAATGGCAATTACAAATCAACGGCGTGGATTACACAAATGTCACGCTATCCACTTTGACAGTGGTTTCAGGCCGCACCGATATTTATAGCCAGCCCCGCGCTGGATATGCCAACATCGAAATCATCAACCTAAATTTGACCCCCATCACCATCGATGTCAATGATGGGCTATCAATCCAGGTCAAAGATTCCACAGGCACATATGTCAATATCTTTGGCGGCAGTGTTACTGATTCACAGGTTGAAGTCATATCAACTGGCACAGGCGGCATCAATGAATCAATCCGAATCACAGCTTTAGGATCACTGGCCAAATTGACCAAAACATTGACCCAGGGCGTGCTGGCAAAAGATTTTGATGGCGATCAGATTTACACGATTTTGAGCGCTGCCCTATTTAGCACCTGGGCAGAAGTGCCAGCGGCTCTGACCTGGGCAACCTATGATCCTGCAACTACCTGGGCAAATGCAGAAAATTCAGGCCTGGGCGATATTGACCGCCCTGGCAATTATGAGCTGGCAGCGCGTTCAAGCTCCACCACTGATATGTATTCGTTGGTGGCAGCTTTGGCCACTTCAGGCCTGGGCTATTTATTCGAGGATGCTCAAGGCCGAATTGGCTATGCAGACTCAACCCACCGCAGTAGTTATTTGAGCGACAATGGCTACACAATGCTAAGCGGCAACCATGCCCTATCGCGTGGAATTCGCACTATTCGCCGCCTGGGCGATTTGCGCAATAGCGTGACAATTACTTACAAAAACGGCCAGCAAGAATCAGCCTTAGACCAAGCATCAATTGACCAATATGGATCACAGGCCGAAAACATCAGCACATCATTAGAGCATAATTATGATGCCGAAGCCCAGGCAGAATTTTATTTAGGAATCCGCGCCTACCCACAAGATGTATTCGAGTCGATTACCTTCACCCTGGGCAATGCTGAACTTGATGACAGCGACCGCGATTCACTTCTTAATGTGTTCATGGGCATGGCTGTGGACATCACCGATTTGCCAGCCAATATGGTCGATGGAAGATTTGAGGGATTTGTCGAGGGCTGGACTTTCAGGGCTGGATATAACCGCCTAGACATCACCTTAAATGTGTCACCTACAGCCTTCAGCTTGCAATCAATGCAGTGGGATGATGTAAGTGTCGCAGAGACATGGAACACATTAAATAATACACTAGAGTGGAATCAAGCCATTATCGTGGCATAAGGAGACAGCATGGCAACTACGACTACGAACTTTGGGTGGACTGTTCCATCGGATACCGATTTGGTCAAAGATGGTGCGGCGGCAATTCGCACAGCTTTGGGCGGCGTTGATACATCGATGGTCGATCTTAAAGGCGGCACAACTGGCCAGGTGCTATCAAAGGCATCAAATACAGACATGGACTTTACATGGACTGAACAGGATGACACCACACTTTCATTTAACGCACAGACTGGTACTACTTATACGCTAGTCGGTAGCGATCTCGGCAAGCTAGTAACTACATCAAATGCATCAGCCGTAACGGTAACTATTCCACCATCAGTATTTGCAGCTGGTAATACAATCAATGTGCAGTCAATCGGCGTTGGTTTAACTTCATTTGCCGCTGGTGCTGGCGTAACTATCACATCAACTGGTGCAACAGCCGCTGCCCCAGTGCTTCGCGCTCGCTACTCAGCCTGCACAATTATCTGCACAGCAAGCAACACTTTTACAATTTTGGGCGATTTAAGTTAATGTCTCCAATTTTAGGAATCGTTGCCTCTTCAATGAAAGGCATATCGTTAAACATTGATTATTTAGTTGTAGCTGGTGGCGGAGCAGGCGGCGGCAACGGTGGTGCTGGTGGTGGTGCTGGTGGACTTCGCTGCACAGTCACAGCAACAGGTGGCGGTGGATCACTAGAATCCGCTCTAACAATTGCTAAGTCCACAAATTACACAGTCACAATTGGCGCTGGCGGCGCTACGCAAGCCGGAAATTATGGCTTGAACGGTAACAACTCTGTATTTTCTACCATCACATCTACAGCAGGCGGCGGCGGCGCTGGTCAAGTAACAGGTGGTCAAAACGGTGGTTCAGGCGGCGGCGCAAATTACAACACTTCAACTGGAAGTGGAACTGCGAATCAAGGTTACGGTGGCGGAGCAGGCGGCGGCAGTGGTACATCAAACGCTGGCGGCGGCGGCGGCGCTGGTCAAGTAGGACAAGCTGCACTTATGTCAGGAGCAAACGGCGGTGGACCCGGCGGTAACGGTATTGCAACATCTATCAGCGGTTCATCTGTTTCTTACGGTGGCGGCGGTGGTGGTGGTGGTGGTGGCGGCAACCCAGCAACACGCGGCACAGGTGGCACAGGTGGCGGTGGACAAGGTGGCTATACAACTGGAATCACAGCTGGAACTGCCAATACAGGCGGTGGTGGCGGCGGCGGCGCTGGAGAAGGTCAGCCGGGCGGTTCAGGCGTTGTGATTTTGCGTTACGACACAGGGCTAACAATCACAATTGGCGCTGGTTTAACAGGATCAACAACAACTACTGGCGGTAAGAAAGTCACAACAATTACTGCCGGTACAGGAAATGTGAGCTGGGCATAATGGCACATTACGCATTTTTAGATGAAAACAACATTGTCACAGAAGTTATTGTTGGCATTGACGAAACCGAACTAATCGAGGGCAAAACACCTGAGCATTGGTACTCAGAATTTAGAGGGCAGACTTGTGTGCGCACAAGCTACAACGGGCGCATAAGGTTTAATTATGCTGGCATTGGATACAGTTACGATGCAACTTTGGATGCATTTATACCGCCTCAATGTCACGCAGAAGCTACATTAAATGAACAAACTTGCAGATGGGTCTGCACAGATGAGGAACATAATGTCAATCTACCTGAATAGCACAGCACCCCGGGCAATCGAAATTGCTTTGGGTGAAGTTGGTTATGTAGAAGTGCCTGATAACCTAACCAAATATGGAGAATTTACAAAAGCCAACGGCCTACCCTGGTGCGGTTCATTCTGCAACTGGGTACTCGCACAAGCTGAAGTCAAAGCACCATCAGTAGTTAGCACAGCTACAGGCGCACACAAATTTAAGGACATTGGCCGCTGGAATGAGACACCACAGCTCGGAGATTTGGCGTTCATGGACTTTCCGCATGATGGCGTAGACCGCATCAGTCATGTGGGCATCGTTGCCAAAATTGAAGGCAAGGTCATTACCTGCATCGAAGGCAACACATCAGGAACTGGCGATCAACGCAATGGCGGCATGGTGATGATTAAGCAGCGCACCATCGGCAAAGAGATCGTGGGATTTGGTCGGCCTAAGTATGTGCCATTTAAGGGTGAATATCCTGCGGTGGTCATTCAGGCTGCACCAAAGAAAACCATTCTGAAGAAGAAGGAGAAGAAATGAACCAAATCAAACTTATGGCAGCTTCATGGGCGCGCTCATTCCTAGCAGCTGGAGTGGCCGTCTACATGGCTGGAGTCACAGACCCAAAGGCAATTGCTAGTGCAGGCCTTGCAGCTGTATTGCCAGTTATTTTGCGTTACTTAAATCCAAATGACACAGGTTTCGGTATCCAGGGGAAGTGATCCGAAAGCTACAACAGGTAGCCCTATGGTTATCGCTTTCGATAGGGCTATCTGCGTGTGGTCAATACGATGGATGGGTTAGGTATCCATGCCAGGAATTCGAGAACTGGCAAAAGCCTGAATGTAATCCGCCAGAGTGTGTTAGTACGGGAGTCTGCACTCAAGACTTATTTGGAGATGAAATTGACACCCAGGAACAGCCGCAGACTAAGCAATGAGCAGCTCAAAGCCCGCTTAATCGTATTCATCGGTGTATGCCTGGCGTTGGTCTTTGCAGTATCAGTGATGGGGATGCTGTACGCGCTGATATTCGTGACACAGCCAATTGGCGCACAAGCGCCCAACGATCGTGCGTTCATCGAGCTTTTAACTACCCTGACAGTATTCCTCACAGGCGCACTTGGCTCCGTGCTGGCATCAAATGGCTTGAAGGATAAGGCCGAAAAGCGAGCCGACACGCCCAACGATACGCAGGAATCTTGACCTTGTCACAGCTTTGCTTCACAGTTATGGCAGGGAGCGAAGCACAGTAGTTCCCTGAACGGGAGCAATAATGTACTCAATAGGCGAAGTGGCGATGTGGATTCTTATTTCATCGCTCATGGGCTTCACAATCGGTTACACAGTAGGCCTTAAAGAAGGCAAGCGCGAAGGATTTATACGCGGCAAGATAGCTGCACGCAAGAGCTTGGAGTCACGCTGATGGGATTCTTGGACAATTATGAAACCGTCAATCAGAAGGTAAAGCGCCTTCACGCCACATGGCCAAATAACAAAATCCACACATCGATCATTGACTGGAATCCTGAGAAGGGTTACATACTCATCGAGTGCCGGATTTATCGTCACTACGAGGACAAAGAGCCAGCGGCTATCGATTACGCACATGGCATGGTGGGGGCATATAACGCCCAAATGAAGCGATGGTATGTCGAGGATACAGTTTCGAGTGCAATCGGCAGGTGCGCTTCAGTGGTGCTAGGTACTGACGAAAAGGCTTCTAAGGAAAACATGGAGCAGGTAGAACACATGCCTAAGGCCTTCATCGAGGATGATCCTTGGGCTAAACCTATTTGGGATGAGTCAATTCCTACAGTTAAAACAGCCATCAAAGAAATCGAGTCACAGCTCGGTGGTGAACTAATAGCTGAAGCACCTATTTGCAAGCATGGCCACATGATCCTTAAAGAAGGCGAAAAGAATGGCAAACCTTGGCGTGGACATATGTGCGTTGAAAAGACCAAAGCCACACAGTGCGCACCGATTTGGTATGTACTGAGCAGCACAGGCCAATGGAAGGAGCGTATGTAAATGGGTCACTTCGAGATGTATCGCCCCGGCGAATACGCCATTTGCGATAAGTGCGAAAAGCCAAAGCCACTAGCTGAAAGTTATTCGGTGATGGTAGATGGCCAGGCAGTTATTTGGCTATGTAAGGAGTGCAAATGAGTCACCTTTACAACCTGCAAGCAGGATCGTGGGGTTATACCAACTGCGATTTATGCGATGATGATGTACTTTGTAATGAGTATCTAAGGGATGATGGCCTAGTTCAATGGCTGTGTAAAAAATGTGAGGATAGGCTGCACTTATGATCCGAGTGGATTTAGATAACGCCACGCAGGTGGCAGTCACCCAGGCAGGCTTACGCCGTGCCATAGACTACATACCGCAGTGGGAAGGCGTGACGGTCAAGCGGAATTATCAGCATGATCGAGAGCGATTAAACTTCCCCGATTTTGTCGCGCAACAAAGTCAAGCATTTGGTGCTGAAGTTGCAGTAGCCAAATACTTCAGGAAAGCCATAGACCTATCAGCTGATAACTTCAAGCTGAAGGCTGATGTGGGTAATAACATCGAGGTCAAATGGACTAAGTGGCAAAATGGCTCGCTGATACTTACAGAGCTTGACCGCAAAGAGGATATCGCCATCCTGGTAACAGGATCGATGCCAAAATACTATGTCTGCGGCTGGATACCTGTAGCCATAGCCCGTAGGCCTTCACATCAGCGCAGCGATGGGTCATGGTGGATAGGCCAACAGGATTTACACCCTATGGCTAACTTCTCAAGGAGCATCTATGCAAATCAAATATGAGTGCAGAGTTGAAAAGAAACTGACTACACAGACCATTTGCAAGGTAGCAGACACACTGCCGCCTTATGTCGAAGTAATCCAGTGCAACAGCTGCGTCGTGATGGGCGTGGCCATACTTGATAAGGAGACTGTATACAGTGGCGATATATGAGTTTAGATGTGGAGTCTGCGGCCAGGTTAAGCAAGTATCGGCTGGGATAAATGACATCTACCCAATACCGAATTGTGATAATTGCACGATCATTATGGATAGGGTGTATCAGGCAACACCCATACATTTCAAGGGCGATGGATGGGGGCATCAATGACACCAATCATACGAATCACTTGGAGATGTCCATTGTGCGCTAAAGAAGAAGCTGTTGAAGCTCAAGGTTTAGAAAATGCGCGGTCATTAATTGATACTTTGGTGCAAATGCATGAATGGCAAGCCTGTGGATAACCTGTGGACAACACGCCGTAAGGCCGCTCAAAATTCTGTGGATAACTTAGCCTATTTGACACCGGTGCTACCATCCAGCTCTGCAAGCGAGCGCCTGGGGGCGTGTAGCTCGCTAAGGAGCCTGGTGGTTGTGGGGGTTCTATGCCTATGTATAGGCTCGCATTTGTTACTGATGCAACCCGTACACGCTAATGAAGCAGACCATTACAAGCTATATGCACACTCAAGGATTATTAATTACGATCAATATAGATGCTTCAGTCATATCATCTATAAAGAGAGCAGATGGAGTGTTAAAGCTAAGAATGGTAGTCACTTTGGCTTAGGCCAAATGAGAAGCCAGCACTATCGCAATCTCGATGGATATAGGCAGATAGATGCAACACTTAAATACATCAAAGCAAGATATTCCAATCCATGCAAAGCATGGGACTTTCATAAGAAGCATGGGTATTACTAATGAGTGCATTAACAGAGAGTGGTAGTACACATCGATGGCGCAAGATAAGGCAGCGCATCATTAATAGAGATCGTGGCATATGCCAACAGTGCGGTAATGAAGGTGATTCGGTTGACCACATACTGCCACGCAATCAAGGCGGCACTGATGATGATTACAACCTTCAGCTATTGTGCAGAACTTGTAATTCAAGCAAAGGGGCGCGAGTTTTTAGTACGCCCAGGACAC